TTGGCATACTGGATATTCGTGGTCTGCAGGTTGGAGCTCACTATATTCGCGTTGAAGAGGTTGGAGAGCCCACTGACAGTTAGGGTCGTCACATTGGCTCCGTTCCAGACATTGATCGTCGCAACATTTGCATACTGGATATTAGTCGTCTGCAGGTTCGAGCTCACGATATTTGCTCTGAAGAGGTTGGAGAGCCCGCTAACCGTGAGGGTCGTGATGTTGGCTGCATTCGTGACATTGATGGTTGCCACGTTCGCATACTGAATATTGGTCGTCTGCAGGTTTGAGCTCACGATATTTGCATTGAAGAGGTTGGAGAGCCCGCTGACTGTGAGTGTCGTGATGTTGGCCGCATTAGTAACGTTAATTGTCGCTACATTTGCATACTGGATGTTGGTGGTCTGCAAGTTGGAGCTCACAATATTCGCGTTGAAGAGGTTAGAAAGCCCGCTGACAGTTAGGGTCGTCACGTTGGCGCCGTTCCAGACGTTGATCGTCGCCACATTGGCATACTGGATATTCATGGTCTGCAGGTTGGAGCTCACTATGTTTGCTTGCTGCAAGTTCGACAGCCCACTGACCGTGAGGGTGGTTACGTTAGCTCCGGTGAATACGTTCAGAGACGAGATATTCATCCAAGAAGCCAAGTTCAGGTATGTGAGGTTGGCGGAGACTGCTAGGATATTAGTCACGTTCAGAGTATTAGAAACAAAGACGTTACCAAGGACATTGAGGGAGAGAACTGGTGCTGTAGTTCCCACGTTAGCCACTTGGAGGAAGGCGTTTGCAAAGTAGGCTGAAGGTCCGCCGAGGCCCGACACTCCTGATGCAGTTGGAGCTATAGTTCCCGTGACGGTGGTTGCTCCAATGAGTCGAGTGGTGTCCTGGACTGTGATGGGACCAACGAATGTGGCCAGGGAGAACACGTTCAAATTAGACACATTAGCAGTGGCGATATTGGCGGTCGAATAGATATTGGCGTTGGCTGTGAAGACGTTGTTATAGCGCCTGGCGGGCCCGCCTATACCTGAAACTCCATCATTTAGAGGGAGGATGACGCCTGTGGTGGTGGTTGTTCCAGTGACGGCGAGGGTTCCTGCTAGGGTCACGGCTGATGTAGCCGAAGACCAGCTGGAAGTGCCCGTCCCCTGGATAGTTACGTTACCCACGACTTGGGTATTCCCCTGTGTCGCTACGTCACCAAAGTTATTGATGACCGGCATCTTCTATTAGTACTAGGGGAAAATAAGCCTAGGGGAAGGGTCACTGTGATCCCAGTTCCATCGACTCCAATATAGTAATCAGTAAATTGAGCTGCGTAGCTTGAAGTCACCCCGGAGTTCCATTATTTATCGGGCAACAAGAACCGCCACCGTTTCCGACGTCACTTGTTGAACAACACGAGTCTCCACCGTTTCCGATGTCACTCATTGGGAATTTAGTCTGGGTTCCAGCCAGTTCTAGGGCTTCGCCAGCGGAGTCCTACGGACTCTGACTGATTTACTTCTCAAGCAGGGAGCCGCCGATGCCGTCGGCAATTGCGAAATCGCGAACCTGATCGCGGACAAACTCGGAGTCACCGCACAGGCCACCTGGGGTCAGACCGCTCGAGTAGTACGAGGCGGTTGCTGATGGGCCGGGGGTGCAATCCAGGCTGGGCTTGATGTCGAAGATGCTCTTGGGGCCGGCAGAGGCTGCTGGGCCGGGAGCGATGGAGAGGGGAGCGCCCTCGTAGCCCGAGGAGACGGGGCCGCGGAACAGCATCCACACGATTGCGAGCAGCAGACCAATTATGAGGGCGTTGCTGACCATCTTGGAGGCTTTGTACATAGACATTTAAGAATACCGGATATTTTTTTCAAGTTAGACAAACTGCGTTAAAGATTTCAAGTTCCTTTCTTTAAAGATCTTAGTATGGACATTAGTATCACCGATGGTAATACCAATATGAATCTGAATGCTGACGAGGCTGCTCTTCTGGACGAGATTTCCATCGCTCCTGCTGAGAAGCGCGTCCCTCTGAAGCCCAAGCCCACCCGTCCTTCTGTGTTCGCCCGCCGGGCTCCTGCGTCGTCAGCTCCTCCTCCCGAGGATGAGGGCCTCGATTTTTTCATGAATCCCTCAAAGCGTACAGCGCCGGTCGCTCCTCCACCTGAGGAGTTTGATGGTGGCGAGGAGGAGGAGGATGATGGTGGGCCTCAATACGAGGAGAGACAGGGGGGTGGCGACCAGTCTCCTTCCGAGGGGTACAAGACCATCGAGGACGAGAAGGCTGACCTGCTGAACAAGATCACCCGCCTGACTAAGAAGGGCATTCACACGAGCGCCCGTCTGAGCATTTACTCTGACATTGAAGAGATTCGCACCGAGTACAAGCGTATGATTTACTCCATCGAGTGTGACCGCTCAATCAAGTTCCAGCGGCGCATGCTCATTGCAGCCGTGACTGGCCTCGAGTTCCTGAACGACAAGTTTGATCCGTTTGATCTCGAGCTGAATGGCTGGTCCCAGAACTGCATGGAGAACGTCGAGGACTATGACGGTGTGTTTGAGGAGCTCTATAACAAGTACAAGACGAAGGTGAATGTGGCTCCAGAGGTGAAGATGATTATGATGGTTGGCGGTTCGGCTATGATGTTCCACCTGACCAACTCAATGTTCAAGGCGGCGGTGCCGAACATGGGTCAGGTGATGAAGCAGAACCCTGAGCTGATGCGCAACATGATGGACGCTGTTCAGCGGACAAACGGCAGCTCCTTTGAGCAGGGCGCTGGACCGAGCGCCGGTGACCCACCCGCCCCCGGGCTCCGTCGTGAGATGCGTGGGCCAGGCATGGACTTTGGCGGTCTCATGAATATGATGGGCCCTGGCATGCCACAGAACACCCGCCCAGTTGTGCGTGATGACGAGTCCATCAGTGACATCGTAAGCATCGATGCTGGCGACGACACGAAGGAAGTTCGGGTGACTGGTGCCAAGAAGAGCGGCCGGGGTCGCAAGCCAAAGAAGAACGAGGTCTCAATCTGAGTGATAAATTTCTCACTCTAAATTAAATGGCTGTGGCCTTTGCGCCATTTGATGATATGGACCCAGGACCCATGGGTCCCCCCCGGGTTGTGAAGCCAGTCGGCAAGCCGGCTGGATCCACCTCTGATAACACAGAGTGTAATTATCTTGTAATCTTCTTTATTGTAGGTGTGTTTGTTATGGCCCTTACTGACTGAAATAAATTTCCATTCTTAATTTAGAGAAGGATGATCGATGAGTATTTCCTCGAACACCCTCAAGCGAAGTGGGCCCTCATGGCTATCGCAGCGCTCTATATCTGGTACTTGATTCTCAAGCCGCTTTACTTGCTGCTCAAGAAGACAGACCCAGATAAAGATCCCCCCAAAGGCGTCACCTTTTTCAAGTTGCTTATTGGTCTGATTCCACTCGTCTTGGTGGCGTACAACTACTGGAAGGCTATCAACCAGCCTCCCCCACCTCCCCCACCTCCACCGGAGTTTGATTGGAGCGAAGTTAAAGATGCTCTGTCCGGATTTAACGAATCGCTTAAAAAAACAAGAGATGAAATTGATAGCGTCCGTAAAGAAGCTTTCAAACCCAGTGTAGTCTATTTACCAAGCCCAGGAAAATAAAATAACAATTTATATAAGATGAGCGACTCACCACTCTTAATGTTCCTCAGTCCGCAGGCCCTATTTGGCATGGCTGTGGTTGCAGTCATTGCAGCCTACATATACATCGTCTGGTATCTGAACATAAAGAACATGCGTGATCCCAATGGCAAGAACAAGGGCCTCTCCGCATTTCTTTTCATATTATTTGGTGTTGTTATGCCAGGTTATCTCATCTGGTTGATTGTGGGCGAGGGGGGAAGCGCACCGGCCCTAAACAAGCCTGCTCAATTCAATATTTCCACTCTGCACCCGAGTGAGGTGGCGCCACCTCCACCCAACTGGAAGTACTCGCAGCCCGCGCCGGCGACGACACCGCCAACTGCCGTGGTTGGCAGCCAGACCAACATCAAGCAGAACTAGAGGAACATGCACTTCCCTTTCTGAACAGGCTCCGGCTCCTCACTCTCAATTTTGTTTCTAAATTTGAATCCCCCCGCGTGATAGATTTTAGTTCTCTTATTATACATGGAGTAAAACACAGACCATCTATCCGCAATATCGTAAATCAGGGGTGAGTTGGTTTTTCCAGCCGTCTCACGCATGATCCGACCTATAGCCTGCGTCACGTCTGAATGGGGGGTGGCCAAGATGACGGTGTCGAGCACCGGGATGTCCAGGCCCTCCTGCGCCATGGCGTACGTCGCCACGATAACCTTCTTCTTGGAGGTCTCGTCCAGTGCAGCTTCAGTCATCCCTCCCACGTATAGCCCACTAATTTCAGTTTTAAATTGGGAACAAATCCAATTACAGTGTTCCCTGCGATCACTCAGGATCAGTGTTCTCCGGTTGTCTCCCAAACAGTTGTTGATGATATCGATGATCAATTCATTTCGTGAATTCAGTTCCGAAACTTGAGTGATCATCCCAGCCATGTTCAGTTTTCCGAACCTCGTCAGGGGCGGGCCCTCCTTGAACAGTGGGTCGTCGTAGAATACAGTCTCAACCTGGGTGGTCTTCTGGTTCTCACGCTGTACGGCATAGAACTCGGGTCCCATAAACCAGTACAGGACACGTGTCAGTCCGTCCTTTCTCTCGGGGGTTGCCGTGAGACCCAGGGTGTATTTAGGGCACACCTTGAGCATGGACTGGGAAAAGGCGGCTGCACCTATGTGGTGAGCTTCATCCACAATTAAGAACCCAAATTGGGTAAGAGAACCTAGCTCCCTCATACACATGGTTTGGATCATGGCAATTACAAAGTCTTTCTCTACATCGAATATGTCTTGTTGAATACGACCTATAGTCGCACCGGGGCAGAAGGTCTTGATTCGATCTCTCCACTGATTTGCTAGGAACTCCTTATGGACAACAATTAAGGTTCTAAATTTGAGGTGACCTGCGAAAGCTAGCGCCATCGCCGTGTTGTGAGTCACCGTGAAATCACCCAAAAGGAATCTATGATTTCCATCAATTTCAAATCCAAAATATTCACCAACCTCCAATTTTTCAACAATAATTCCAACATTCAGGACATTCTTGTTCTGTCTTCTAGGTTCGAGTTGCTTCCTGACCACCTTGCACGGCACCTCCTCTACTCCATCCCCGAAGATGCTGCACCTGTAGTAAGTTCCCGTCTTAGGCCCTCCAGGTGCGTTTGTGCAGGTCTTTTGGCACTTCTTCTTATAAGCCGCGAAACCGAGCGACCGCGCAACGAATATGATGTCGTCCAGTAGAGTCTCGTTCTTCTGAATAACTTCCCAGCCTCCTCGCATAGCCGAGCCATCCGAGTCAATAATACCAGCCAAAAGTTGCATCTGAATTTCACGTGAATTACACTTGTAAATTTGGGGAACGTGTTTATTCTTGATGAGATTCAGGTCCTGTAGAGACTTGTAGAAGTAATTGGGTTTGGGTCCTTTGATTCTATAGTCATATTGAGCCGAGTAATCTAGAGTCAAATTATATTCTTTTAATTTTGAATCAAAATACTTGAGCACAGGAGACTCTTGACTTGATATCACGGCTGACGCTGAAGTTCCGTCACCCAGCCAGTATCCAACCATGTAAGGGTCGAGCGGAACCTCCTTGCGGTCGAACTTGACGGGCACCCTATACCCCTTGAGATGCCACTTTGCACTTTTACCGAGTTTTAGATAGTCCGTGACGCTGATGTCGAAAACTTCGCCGCACTTCTTACTCTTTGTATCGTTTGATCGAAGAGAAAGGATGTGAGACTCATTGACTATGTACGGGTCTCCTTTGACAGGCACCACGCGATACAGCTGCTCCAGACCGGTGCAGGTGGAGAGAACGCGTCTGGGCGTGGAGTCGTCACCCATCAGTAGCTCGCCGGTCGTCACATCCTGCACTTTCTTGATGGCTCCGTCGTACATCATGATGGGGGTGTCTTTGCCGAGGCACTTGCCGTAGCCCGGAGGGAGTGTAAGTACGCCACCTCCGGTTTCGGCAAAGGCTTTTGTACCGGCTGCAAAGGCTTTGTCTTGGTGTGTTTCTGTTCGGAGATTCCCAGTGAAGCTAATATTAGCCCGAACAGGCTCCACCACGGTGGAGGCGGTGGGCCTGCCGAATTTACCGAGGGCAAAATACCTAGGAACCAGCATTTGATTCGCATGAGGGCGCCATACCTTGAAGGAAGGTGGGCGAATCCCGACGGCATTCTCTACTGCTCTTACAGTGAGTTCTTTTTTTAACTCTTGATCACTCGGTAATACTACACCAAAAGGTGTCAGAGTTCCCATTATTAATTTAGGATGTAAATTCTCTAACCCCGTAGAGGACAAAATGGACGTCTCCCTCCCAATACTTCTTCTCAACAAAGGCTCTTATTACCTGACCTGATTTTAGTTCTTGAATTGGGGTGATACCTTCAACCTTGCACATGACACGGTTGTACCTGAAGGGCACCTTGACCCTATAGGTCACCCCGTCCCACTTTAGGTCCATGTACTTGCGTCCTCCATGGTCGTAAAAAGGGTTTATAATCTCAGCCTGAATTTCCATTCTAAATTGGGTCTTGATTTTTTTA